GTTCATGTCAACAATAGCAGCGTTAAAATCACCGTTAGATTTTGTTATTATATCTGTAAGGTTTTTTACTCGTTCTTTAATACTACTAGTATGTTTTAATGAATAATTCCACTTAGCTTGTTTTGACAATGCTAATTCAATAGTATTATAACATACAACACGAACACCTGTAGGTCTAAAGACGCTACCAGCTGAACCATCGTGTGATGTATATAGTAATACATATTGTTCTATAGCATCATCGCTACCAACTGTGTATTTTTCTGGTGATTTAGCAAGCACCCATACTTTTCTTCCATCTTGAACACTACCAGCTGTTTCTAGTTTGAAACCCATATCTAGTAATGGTTCAAATGGAGCAAAAGCTTCTTCGTTTTGTAAAACACCATATCTTTCAGATACACCTTTACCTAATACCTGACCAGTATCTGCTCTATATGTGCAGTATCCTCCAGTAGGCATTGCTTGAGTGTGTATATTATTATCAAAATAATATGTTTTACGTTTATTTACTTTCCAACCTAGTTTAGCATGATATAATGCTTCTTCTATTGTTGGTGCTTCTTGTACTTTAGTGCCTTGTTTATGCCAAGGTGTTTCTCCAACGTACACCATGTTATCTATAAATGCTGGACTCATATGTTTTCCCTTTCTAATGGTAAGTTATTGTAACAATCTAAACAAACTAAATTTTCCTGTACATTATTTTCAAATTCTGCAGGAATATATACTTTGTTTACATGGTCACAGTTTTTTTGTTTTTCCATAGGTTTTTCTTCCTTTGATTTTTGCTTTAGCTTTTAAATGAAATAATTCTGATTGTAATACATCAGCTTTTTCCATAGGAACTTGTTCTAATCCAAGTATTATTGTATCTACTTCGTCTAGTGTTAACATTATTCCAAACTGCAATCTACCTTTATCATTTAGTTTAAGATACATTATCTAAAACTCCCATGTGATAATCAATAGCTTTTGATAACTCTTTAGCTTTAGTTATATACAATGGTTTAGCTGTACCAAGTTGGTCAAGAAACTCTTGTATATCTTTAAGTAGTTCTTTAGTTGTCATTTTTTTTCTCCTTTTGTTGTTCTGTAATATGTTGTTTTATAATTACTTCTGTAACACCAAATCTATCCATACCTTCGAGACAATCTCGTAATTGTATTTCTGTTTGATTTTTGTGTGTTATTGTTGTAGCTCCATCAACTAGTACTTCTATGTCGTAACGTTGTTTATTACTAACAACATTACCAACTTTACTAGTTGCTGTGCCTACAAATCGCAACACATTGTTTAAACCAAAAGCAAGATAACCTAATGTTTTACTTAATTGACCAAATAATGCTAGTTTATTCATTTATGTTCGCCTCCTTCTAACCATCTGTCTATATGATTACTTTCTAAGTCTCTTAGTTTGTTTTGTATTTCAATTGCATTACATTCTTCTTTAGTTAAATTATATCTGAATGGGGCTGCTTGCATTTGCATACGCATAGTTTTACCTGTTTCGTAAGCATCTTCAAAGCATTGTGGACAATACACAACATCGTGACTTTTAGTTATATACTCTTCAGTTATTGAATCTAATTCTACATAACTAGTTTCAATCATTTCTGGTTTAACGTCTGGATGTATCATACATCTCATAATAACCTCCGTTTATTTATATATTAGAGATAGAAAAGACCGTTTATCACAGGAAGATAACATATCAAAGATTGGTCTCTTCTACCTCTATTAGAATTTAATTCATTTCTAAGAGAATTACTATTAGTTTTTCTCTTCTTGTTCTATGATTCTGCCATCTTCAAACATCCAAACACCTAAGTTTTTGAATCTTGAATAATCGTCAGGATTACCTCCATGACAAGCACACATTACTGCAAAATCTTGTTCTGTTATTACCATTTTGTTCTCATGTCCTTTCCTTTATACTTTTTAATTAGTTTTATTAGATTCTTTGGTTTTCTCCAAAGTACTCTTTCAGTAAGATGTGGAGTAGCGTGTCTTACACCATATTGTTCTCCGTAGTATTTTTCTACTACATCAATAAGTTGTTCTGGGTAATCTTTTACTCTTGCACCTAAGTTTTTTAAAAAACCTAAATGCATTTCAACTAAAATTACTCCTTCGTCATTTCTATGTCCACGACATACAACTCCTAAATCATTCCAATCATAAGCTGAACGATTGTAATTTGATTGGTCTAGTTTCATAAGAGCTGATGTTTTTACTTGTTGTTTTACTACTAATCGTTGCATTCTTTGTCTCCTTCGTCAATTGTTAAGACCCATTTAAGTGCATCTATTAAACCGCTTTCATAAAATTCATTTTCATAAAGTTTATCAGATGTAGGTTCGCTAGATAGTATATCTACAAGTCTTTGTATTATTTCATCTTTTGATTTTACTTTTATCATTTTATACTCCTTTTGTTAATTTTTAGAGGTTATACACAACCCTAACACTTCTTCTACTGTCACATCGTTGCAAACTCGTGGTAGATTTATCGTGCCTTGTACTAAACTATCATTTCATATATAGTTTTTCCAATGGTGGCTACTGTCATGACGTTAACGAATGTTAATGCGCATAACCTCTTATATTTTCTGGGATGTTCATGGTGAACCTCTTATATTATCCATGTTTTAAGGCTCTCAACTTCCTCGTTCATAGTCCATCCCAGCGTCTGTTATAACGTTTTGCTCTGTTTTGGTGTCAAGGTACAGAGCAAACCTTGTTTGAGTAACAGTATGTAGGACGATATCCTTATTACACCACGCTAACCTACATTGTTCTCTAACTTTACATTTAATCTTAACTGTATACGCTATGTGTTGAATAATTTCAATGAATCCACATAGTCGCAGGAGATATGTAAAGATTTTATTATGCTACCTGATTGATTAGTTAATTAGTCTAATCCAAGGTGATGACTAGGGTGTCTATGACTCTGCTGTTTCTTTTAGAATATACAGATTTTGGTACCTAAAACAGGCATGACAACTACTAATTCATGAGTGCTTGCAGTAGCATATTTGTTTAAACGTTAACTTTCGCTAGTGACAGATCTTTACTATCTTACTAATTAACATGAATAAACAAAGATAGAGAGAGATGTGTTTCTTGTTTATTTATACGTTTCTTGTTGTAGTTACCCTGCCACCAAACTGACTCTCCCAGCATATTTTTACGAGCTTTTTGGCGAGTTAAAGATTTGAGTGACTGAAGAATGAAGGAACACCTTTAAAAAAATGTAGTGAGCAACTATTACAGCTACTCACTACATATTAGGTTATGATTTATTAGTTCTTATTGCATATCTAATAACTTGATTCTTGCAAGAAAACTCTGTTTCTGGTACAATTTCCATCTTCAATTTAGCAAGTTCTTCACGTATGCTACTGACTTCTTCAACTGCTTTATCATCTTCTTTTATGAATATATTAACAAACCAATTATCGTCATCTGATAAGACATCAGCAATTTCTGATACATTGATAGGTTTATTTATCCACACTTCACTACCATCTACTTCTGTTTTCTTAGATTTATTAAACCATACGAACTCTGATGTAGCCTCTTTAATTTGTGACTTCCATTCAGCCATTACGTTTTTTAATTTGTCCATATTACTATACTCCTATTTTACTATTATGCCATACCATTGTGATATGACAGAGATAGAGAGAAAAGTAAAAGCCCACTACTTCCAGAAACTCCATTAGGAGAATTTTTACACGGAATGTAATGGGCTAATACAATTACTGCTCTATAATTTGTCTCTGTACTTCTTCCACAGCACTTTGCTGTGTTGGATATTTATCTACAGAAACATGTACTAAACAGCCATCAGAATCTTTTACAAAATTCCAATAGCTATCTGTAACGTTTAAAAATGTGAACATATCACACCTCCTTTGATTGATTAAAGATAGAGGGTTAATCTTGACCAGCTATATATGATTCCATATCAGCTATTTCTTTTTTTAGATTAGCAATTTGATTATTCTTTTTATTTAGACGATTTAATTGATTATTATATAAATCTCTATATTTTAAGATTTTTTCACTTAATAAATCATTTTCTGTTTTTAAGAATTTATTTATTGCTAGTATATTATCAGATTCTGTTTTTGATATTATACAAGCTGGACAGCCATCATGATGGTTATGTAAAGGTTCTGTGCATTTTTGCATATTGTACTCCTATGGTTATTTATTAATTATTATAGATAGAGGGGCTTTTAGAGACATTTAATATATTAGGGATAGTAACTATACTACCCCTAACAATTACTTTAAGATTAGAATAAGATATTTATCTTTTCTTTTAAGTTTTCTAAACCTTTAATTCTACCATTAAGATGTATAACATCATTTCTATAATCTCTATTATCAAGATAATTAGGTAGGTTTTCTATGGTTTCTATATCTTTATCTGTTTCATAAATGATATCGTTTATTAATTTAACTACCATTCTTATATATAAGGATGACTCTCGCATACTATACTCCATGTTATGTTATAAAAAGATTAAAGATAGAGGGCTTAAAGTAGGTAGAAAAGATTTCAACGTAATGTAAGGTACTCTAAAAATACGTAAGGATTATAATATACAGGGGGGTGGTTACGCTACACATAAGGGGAGCATGCGAGAGATGACAGGGGTTTTGCGTAAGCAAAAGGGCATGTCCTCACAGCATGGGTGGGTTAGAGATATAGGTGTGAGCATTGCAGTCACAAGTCAACTGCAATGCGAACTCAACTCAACTCGATGATTGAACTCAACCTAATTCAACCCCATGACCCCCTAATGTAAGGGGGTAGGGTAACCTATATACCTCTCACACACATTCTTGTTTTAGTTTCATAAGAGTATTGGAACTTTTTACTTAATTTAAAAGTTGAAATGACATATAGTTTAACTTTAACTTAAAAGAACATGGGCAGTAAAAAGAGAGTTTACGAAGTATTTAACATGATAACAGGTGAATGGGAACAATCTGACATGACTGATGAAGAATATCATGCCTTACAAGACAGAATCAACACTAGTGCAGATGAGTTAGAGGCTGAATTTAAGATAATTAGCAAGATCATTGAGCAAAAGCAGGGGTATAATCCTGATGAGAGTATGGATTAAAGTATATAGTATATATATAAGTTACTTATATAGTAACAGTTACTAATAAGTAACAGTTACTAGAGATTATGATAAAAATTAAACGAAGAATTAATAGAAAAACAGCAGAATATCCTATATACACTAAGGATGAAGCTGAAAATAAAAATATAAAATATTTATACTGGAAAGAGTGCAATACTGGTGATTGGGGATTAACAGATGATGAGTATGTTAGTGAATGTGTGTCTAGAAAGGACTATACAGATAAAAATGGTAATATACGAACATTTATTAAGCTAACATGTGGTGTTGGATGGGGTAGTTCATTTTCTACAATAAAATTCGAGTTAAATCACGCATATGAGTGTTATTCTAAAACTAATCCAGCAAAGAATTGGAAAGAACAGGAAATAAACACTACAAGAGCAAAGAATACAGTAGGGGCATACGCAAATATGTTATTATCTGGGGATAAGGTAGATTTTGACAAATTAGGTAACATATATAGACCAGACCAAAAGATACCTGCGGCAACTGTAAGAAGATTTTTAAAACAAAAGGTAACAAAAGATATGGTAGAAGAAAAACTAAAAGAATTATTATCTAAAAAGAGTGTTAATAAAGAATTTGCAGTAGATAACCTATTAAGAGCGTTACACATGGCAGAGGGTAAGGGTGATGTTAACAACTTCTTAAAGGCTAATGATGCAATTATGGATTTACTAGAAATGAAACCTAGTAAGAAAGTATTAACAGATACAGTACAAATAGATGTTACTAAACAAATAGCTGATACTATAGCATTGGAGGAAAATAAATTAACATTACAAAGAAAAGAGGAAACAAATGAGCAACCTGACTCCTGATGAAGAATATGAGCATGTTAATGCAAATATTATGGAAGACCAATTAGATGTAGCTGTAAGAGCATTACATGTAATATCTGCTATGCCTACTAGTGACCCAGAGTTTCTTTCTTCTGTAGCTATTGACGCTTTAAAAGAAATGGAAACTTATGGTATATTGTGGAGTGACGATATTTATTAATGTTTGCACATTGTCCTATTATAGATAAAGAATGTGCATTTGCTACAGATTGTGGCAATCATAAGCATTGTGGTATAAAAACTGGACATTACGAAGAAACAATGATACATAGTCTTACATCATGCCCTAAACCAAAAAAGAAAAAACGTGGCAAAAGATAACAAGTTAGTTATAAATAAATTAAAAGAGAATATGATAATGTTTGGTAAAATTATAATGCCAAACATGTTTACTGTACCATCTCCAGATTTTCATTATAAAATTGCTGATGCTTTACTAAACGATGCCTCCAAGCAAGTAAACATCATAGCCCCTCGTGGTCATGCTAAATCCTCCATTGTGGGTGGTGTCTACCCTTTATACCACCTTATGCATCACGAGGGGAGTAAATTAATAGTCTTAGTGTCTAGAACTCAAGACCATGCTATAAAGTTATTAGGTACAATTAAAGATACTCTTGATTATAGCGAAACTTTTAGAGCTATTTATGGATATTGGGGACAACATAGTGCAAAACAATGGGCTAAGTCAGAAATAGAGTTAAAAGATGGCTCTATGATTATATGCAAAGGTACAGGTCAACAGCTTAGAGGAATTAAAGTAGGTAGTCAAAGACCTACGCTTATTATTGTAGATGACCCAGAGGATGAGAATAATACTAAGACTGCTGAAGCTATGGAGCAAAACCTTAGATGGTTATTGCAGTCAGCAGTTCCTTCACTAGATCCTAAGAAAGGGAAAATAATTGTTATTGGCACACCGCAGCATCAACGCTGCTTAGTAGAAGTACTAAAAGAAATGAAAGGTTGGGTAAATATGCATTTTAGTCCAGACATGGATAAACAAATTGCATTATGGGAAGAATGGCAACCTATAAAAAAATTAAAACAGAAAAAAGAAGAGTTAGAGTCAATAGCAAGAGTAAGTGTTTTTTATAGAGAGTATCTATGTCAAATAGTTGGTGATGAAGACCAGCTGTTTAAAGAAGACTATATACAATATCATGATTATGAACTAGAAATAGATGAAGATAATCAACATTATTTAGATACTGGTTCTAATAAAATACCAGTAAACGTCTTTATGGGGGTTGACC